GTACAATATATCCTTCTGCAGTAGAGAGGCGACACATTGCAATTGGCTCTCCTTGGGAAAGAATGGCTTGATTCATTCCTGAGAGAGATGAGCATCCGGAAAGAAGGGCCGCGAGGAACACGAGAGGTTTATTCATTGGAATTCCTAAGGAAAAAGAAAGAAGGAAAGAGCGGAGGGAATGAGGGAATTATAGGGGAAGAATGGTAAGGAACAAGAGAGGGATCGTGTTTTGAAAACTTTAGGAAAATTAGAGAGGAGGTTTAGGACCCCACGCGATTCCCAATCTGAAAAAAGGTCCATACCCCCTGGGGTATTTTTCCTGTAGCCCAGATTTCGCATGGTGAGAGTGGATTCCATAATGGGAAGTGTAATAGATTGTGTCCTGAATGAGCTGGGATGGATGGATTGCCTAGGCAAGGAATGATTCTTGCTTCCCTTTTGGATGGAATGATGGATGCGTGGGAACTGTGGATAACCTGTGGATAATTATGATAGGGATTTCACATTATGAGATGACAATTTATGTGATGGGAGTGACACTTTTTTGGAGAGAGTGACATTCTTCGCTCCCCCTTTTTTCGTAATGTGGAAAATTCGGGGGAAATTAGGTGAAAATAGGCTGGCACACGGATTGCAATAGTATTGATACCTCAACCCTGCATTCCTAGAGAATGCGTTTACTTGGAGTTAGCACCATGTCGAATGTTTCGGATCGTCATAACGTGAATGTTTTCGAGGCTGGAAAATCTCAGGCTCTCACTGGGCAAAGGCTTGCGAAAGTTGGCTATAAGCTCACGGAGAAAATGAAGAAAGATGGAATTAAGGAAGTCCCGAAGAGCATCTGTGTCTCCATCCCAAAAATCGAACAACCGATTCGAGAGGATCAGCTCGAAAAACTCATGCCGCATCTGATTCAGATTCTGGAGAATGCGCAAGATGGCATCATCAGGGCCATTTACGAGAATGATCGGAATGTCTCTAGCGTCTCGGATGCTGAAATTTCCATTGAAGCATGCATTGCTTTCATGGAAGAAATTGAGACTGGCGGACGGCTTACTGTAGAGAAGCTGGGAGAATGGTTCGGTTCGTTCCTTCTCTCCCCTCTTTCGGAATTTCTCAAGATTCAGGGTGGGAAGAAACTCTCGGGAACTGAACTGGATAAGGCAGTTTCCCAATCCATCGCAGGTTACAAGGGAATGATTACTGGCCTGAGTGGTGGAAAGACTCATTACGATGCAAAGCAACGGGAAAAGCTTCTCGTGATTCTCGGAATGGTGGAAGATGGCGGAGAAGAAATTGGGGAGAAGCTTTGCAAGCGGTTGGAAGCAATGGAGAAGAAAGATAAGAAAATTGCGGAAGATCTCGGGCTGATTGACTTTTCCTGATTCTTTCCCTCTCCCTCTTTAGGAGGGGCATATTTAGGGCACTGTGACAGAGTGCCTTGTAATATGGATCATTTGGAATCCATAGATTGAGATAGGAGAAACTAAGATCATGGCTGCCTATTTTGACTTTCATTCCGAAGATACTCAATTCGGGGAACTCCACGTTAATTGTCCTCACTCTGTGCGGGATAATTTGCACTCCCGTTGGCAAGACTGCATTGCAGTGCAAGTTGATGGAGATGAATTGACTCTTGCACTTGCAATTCTCGGAAGAAAGGAAGTCCCTCATCGGGTTTTTACCTTCATTCTGGAAGAGGCACAAATGATTTGCGTGAATTGGAAATAAAGAAAAGGAATGAACCGAGCCAGTGGGCTATTAGGCGAATAGGGGAATATCCTATGGGTACCCCTCCCCTCCTAGCCCCTTGCCTCTCTCCCCTAACTATCATCTCCTATATTTCCTCCTATCCTATTCTATCTAATATGCAAGGGTATAGAGAATATAGGAGAGTGTAGTAAAAAACTAAAATGTTTTCTTTTTTTCTTTAAAAATTCTACTGGGGTCGAAAATACCCCCGTTCAGATGCACTTCCCTACGGGAAGGAAGGATTGATAATATAGGGAAGGATGGTAATAAGGGATAGATTAGATTAGACTATGCACTGCCCCTTGACAGGGGGTGCCCTTAGCGTAGGATATTCCCCTATTCGCCTATTGTCCTACTGCCTATTTCTAAACTCTTTTTCTTTTCATTCATCATAGGAGTTTCCTAATCATGACTATTTCCAGAATCTCTCCCTCTATTTCTGAATTCATTCGGGAATACGGAGTTTCTCTTGCTCTTCAGAAGCATAAAGAATTCTATTCTCAGTGGAGTTACAAGAGGCAGTTTTATCAGGTTCATCCTCATCTCATGAGTGGTTGGATTCTCTTTTTCCAAAATCATCCTTATTCTCACAATAGGATGCTTAGGGAATCCACCGCTAGGCCTTGCATTCCGAATACGAAATTCGGATGTGCTAAGATTCTCGGTTACAGGGAAGATTATCCTTTCTTGGAACTGGTACATTGATTTCCTTTCTTTTTTCATAGGAGAACTAAGATCATGAAACTAATCCATTCTCCTCCTAGAATCATCTATGAACCCGGGGATATTGCTAAACTCCCCTGGAAAGAGATAAGAACTCTTGCTTCAAAATACCTCCGATATGATCAACTCCTTATGCTTAAAGAGGATCTCTTTCCTAAGGAACTTCTGCTTCAAAAACTAGAAAATACAATTCTAGCTTGTCAGGAATTTGAAAATCTGTGGGCGGAATCTATTCCTACTAAAAAAGAAAAAGGAGGAAAGAAATCATGAGTGGAAATCCTCATCAAAAATATCGTCCTTATCTTTCTCTCTTCCAAATGAAGCGAATCCTCGCCTATATTGGACAAGGGAAAGATGATGCAGATGAAGAAATCATCTCTACTCTAAAACTCCAAATCTTTAAAGCTGAAAATTCCCTCTCAGTTCCTGCATCTAAACCTCTTCTATCTCGGCTCGGATTAGGAGAGGATGAGTTCCCTGAACCAAAGATGCCCATTCCTCCTATTCCTTCTATTTCCCCTCCATTAAGGGAAACTCTCACGGAAACTGAAGAGGATGAGATTATGAAGCAACTCATGAATCCTATGAATTCCCCTAAATCAGGAGAATCCTAAATGAAAGTTCTATGCTCAATCTCTTCCGTCGAATTCTCTTGTGATTACTTCCCAGGTTCTCTTTATTCCAGGGAAATCTCTCATCCAGTCTTTTTCCTCCCACAAAAGAAACTCCTCTCTTACCTAGGAAAATGGGCTGGAAATGAACTTACAGAAACTGATTCTTATCTCCTCTTCCTAGCTCTATTAAACTCCAGTGAACTCATTGATTTCCGAACTCCTGTTTTCCGAAATGAGAAAACTCCCGCAATCATCGCGGCCAATATGGAGCATCTTGCAAAGAGTCTTTGCCAAATCAACACAGTTTCCACCCCATCTTTTAATTTCCCTCGATTCGCTGTAACTCCCGGGAATAATTACCTAACCAATGTGCATCATTGGATTGAAGCATGGGATGAGGCATTTAAGAATTTCAAAGATGGCTATAGAAGCGCCCATGAAAACCAAAAGCTAATCCGAAGAGAACTTGCTCTAGAACGCCTCATTAAGAATCCTCATAAGAAATCATCCTATGGAACTGCACTTGCAGAGTGGGCTTCTCAGGCAGGATCATTTCCTACTTTCCTCATAAACGACCCATTCTCTTCCACTCCCTCTCTTCATAAAATCAGTGTAGGTGATTACTGGAAAGCAATCATCATCAAAGCTTGTTCTGAAGATCAGGTTTATGGAATCAATCGCAATGATCTAATCGAACTCCTAGAGCATTGTGAAGAGAATATTTCCATCGGTAGCATTTTCGGCCACGCTCTTTTCAAAACGCTCCGAACAGCGCTAGAAAAGCAAAAGAATTATCTCGGAATGGGAGACATTACCCTTACTAATGGAAACTATTCTTTCGTATCCGGGGACATTACAGAAGCAGCTAATATGCAAGCAATGATTCAAAAGGCACCATCTGAAGAACCTAAACGGAAGGACTTTGATAAGATGATTGACTATCTTAAAGCTAAGATGCGCTGGGAAATGGCGAAGGCTTCTAAGGAAGATCGTGATTCTCTCTCTCTCTTCTCCTGATTCAGAAATCTAGAAAGGAAAAAGGCGGAAAAACTATGAATATTTTCTTTCTCCATGAAGATCCTAAGATCGCAGCTTCAATGCACTGTGATCAACATCTTCATAAGATGATCCTAGAAAGCGCACAAATGCTTTCTACTGTAGCTCGCCACTATGCTCCGTGGCGTAGAAAGTGGGATGATGTTTATAAACCTACGCATCTAAATCATCCTTGCAATCTATGGCTTCAACAAGCACCAGAAAATGCACTCTGGCTTACTTCTCTTGCATCTAATCTTAATTCTATCCGAATGTCTCTTGGTTCAGATTCTCACGCTTCAATGAGAGTAATTGAACTTACTTCTACAATCATTGAGGCTGTAATTTTCTTCAAAAAACCTGAAAATAATCTAGAATATTATGAAGCAAAGAATCCAATTTTCTGTGGAGATTCCTTAATCTCCCTAACCCCTACTCTCACTGTTCCTGAGAAATATCAGCGTTATTACATCCTAAAGCTAAAACAATGGCTTGACAAGGGTAAGCCTATGAGTTATAAAGGGCGCCCTATCCCTGAATTTCTTCTTCCCTATGCAAAGGATATCATTCAATGAATCTCTCCTATGCGACTGCTCAAATTATGGCATTCAGATCTATCTTTAAAAAAGAATTCTATGCAATGAGTTACGGACATTTTAAATCCTGGGAATTCTTTAATGAGGATTTTACTGCAACCTATAACATGGGAAATGAACTATGAACCCAAAAATGCAAGCACTTCTAGAAAAGATTCGAGCCAATCGAGAACTTGAATCTACCTTCCTTAATTCTGCGAAAAAGAACTTTCCCTCTTCCACCTCTTCAGATGCAATCGAATCCACCGATCGCTTCGGAAAAGCTATTTTCCTTAATGAAAAGCAATCTAAAGCAGTTACTCTCGCTAGCAGTGGAAAATCCTGCGTAATCATCGGAGCGGCCGGTACTGGTAAAACTACCTCACAAAAAGAATCCGTAACAAGGCTTATTCAAAACGGAATCGCTGGAATCTTAGATGCTCAGGATCATAAACACCTCATCTCTGGAACTCCAGGTATCGTAGTTTGTGCCTATACTCGCCGGGCTGTTGCTAATATCCGAAAGAACATGCCCGCAGATATGGCATCTAATTGCATTACTATCCATAAGCTCCTAGAATACCAACCAGTCTATTATGAAACTCCAGATGAGAATGGAGACATGAAGACTAAGATGGTATTTGAAGCAACCAGAAATTCCCATAATCCTCTCCCTCCTTCCATTCATACTATCATCTTTGAAGAAACTAGTATGCTTGGAACTGATCTTTATAAGGAAGTAATTGATGCCTGTCCACATAAACCGCAGCTTATCTTTCTTGGGGATATTCAGCAACTTCCACCGGTATTCGGTCCAGCGATCCTTGGGTTTAAGTTATTGGAACTTCCAGTCGTTGAACTTACCGAAGTCTATCGTCAGGCGTTGGAAAGTCCAATTATCTCTTTGGCACATCGGGTTCTCAGTGGTAATCCAATTCAGAAGGAAGAAATTCCCCAATGGAAAAAACCCGGACTAACCATTTCTCTTTGGCCTAAGAAAGTTCATCCTGATAAGGCAATGGATTCACTCGCGCTTTCCTTTAAGAACCTCTATGAGAAAGGAGCTTATGATCCAGAAGAAGATATAATCCTCATTCCTTTTAACAAAGCCTGTGGAACTGATGAACTGAATAAGCATATCGGTAATTTCCTAGCTCGGAAATATAATAGGGAAGTTTTTGAGGTAATCGCTGGATTCAATCGGATCTATCTTGCACCGGGCGAAAAGGTTCTTTATGACAAAGAGGATGCAATCATTCGGAAGATCGAAACTAACCCTGCCTATTCTGGTGCTAAGCCTCTTCCCAGTTCTACTACTCTGGATTATTGGGGCTATGATCCTGTTCGGCATGAAAGTAAGGAAAATGATCTTTCAGATGAAGCAGTAGATTTCATGCTTCAACAAGTTGCATCTCAGGGAGAAGATCGCGTCCGACAATGTTCTCACATTCTTACTCTCGAAATGGTAGATTCTGAACAAATCATTCGGGTAGATAAGGCCGCAGATATCAATTCTCTTCTCCTAGGTTATTGCCTTACTGTGCACAAAGCACAAGGTTCTGAGTGGAGGAAAGTATTCTTCGTCCTTCATAATTCCCACGCAACCATGGTTCAGAGAGAACTTCTCTATACTGGAATCACCCGAGCAAAAGAAGAACTCATTCTTATCTGTGAAGAGGATACTCTTGTAAAGGGTATTCAATCGCAACGAGTTAAAGGAGATACTATTGAAGAGAAGGCGGAATTCTTTAAAGGAAAGATTGATGCTGGATTTGATTTGAAAGGGTATTAAGATGAACTTTCTATCCGAAATCTCAATCGCAAAGGATTCCACTGATGTTCTTCCATCAGATTTCCGGGGGATTAAAGGATTCCCGCATCTGAGGATCTGTAAATTCTCAATCTATTGCAAGACTTGCATGCTTTCTTTTCGATTCAAGCTAACTGATGATACTATGGATCAAGCTAGAAAGTATGCAAATAATCACACTCACTATCCTCTTCCTGGGGATACCATTACAGGAGACCTTGTATGAGCTCTATGAATCCTTCTATGAATCTTAATCCGAAAGATACTGTTGGAACTGTAGATGGTTTTATTCAATGTCGTGAGCCCGCCGTAAGATTCGTATCTTCTGGGGAGTATTTTGATTACATACTCAAGAATTCAATCCATAAAGGATTCACTATCGAAGATCGTATTCTCACAGGACTAGATACTTTCTTTTGTCCAGAAATTAGAGAGAGGCTTCTAAAAGGAGCACATACTCGCCTATGTTATGAAGCAGGCATAGTTCTAGATCTAGAAACTAAGTATCTTCTCCGGACGCTTGCAAAGATTCTCCGAATGGAACTTGCCTTCCTTAAGAAAGAAGAGGAACTATCCTAACAAGCCTTTATTCCAAAAATCATAGAGGCTAGAAAAGATAAAAATCCCCTCTTGACAGCGATCCCCATATCCCGTACCATCGGGGTTCCGGTTTGGGAAACACCGTACCAAAGTTTCCTAACTCTCTTTTCCATCCTTTCCATCCTAATCAAAGGAAAATATCATGAGTGACGCTACTGTTGTCGTTAACGCAACTCTCCCGACCGCCGTTTATCCGGAATCTTTCTCGTTCCGTTTTAAGAAAGATGACACTGGTAATCAGCGTGCTAAGGTTGAACTGAAGGCTGAAGTTGCTAGCCTGGTTGGTATTAAGAACATTCTCGAACTTCCTACTGTTGCTCCGGAAGGTGCGACTGACGAAGAAAAGAAGGTTTATGCAGCTAATAAGGCTGAACAAGATCTTCTGCTCGAATCGATGTATGATGTTTATCGAGATGTCATTGGTGACTGGGTTGGTTCTGATCCGGCTAATGGTCAGGATAATTTCAAGCAAGAATCGTTTACGTGGCGTGCAATCGCTACGATGCCTAAGGAAGATCGTCGTTCTAGTTCCATTCCTAAGGAACAGTGGGACGCTTTTGCTAAGGAATACGCTGAAGTTATGATGGCTGTTGCCAATCGTACTAAGGATCAAGTTGCGGCGGCCCTTCTGATTCTCACTAAGAAGTTCAATCCGATTAAGACCAATAAGCCTGCAATCAAGTTCATGCAAGGTCAACTGGGTCTGTTCATTGATAACACCAAGAATGGTGAACAGTTCAGTGATATCCTGACTGTCCTGGTTACGAAGGCTGAAGAACTTCTGAAGGATAAGAGCTCGGAAGATCTGGTTGGTAATCTGGGTATGTAAGAAGCTCTGGATATAATCATTCCTGACTGATTAGGCCCCTTGAGGGAACTGTGGTGGAATGGTTATTATCCGGACTTCCTGGGCATGAAGAGAAAAGGCCCACGTCTCTTTTCCTTTCTCAGTTACTATACTTCTAACTAAGGATCTAAAAAGGTCCTTACTTATGAGACAGTACGAACCAATTTGGAATCGTTTAAAGTCTCTTCCTAAAGATGAGGCTAAAACAAAAGGAGTTTCAATTACAGCTCCGGCACAGCTACATCGTAGAATTATTAAAGCAGTGATTAAAGAAAAAGATATTGACCTTGGGTATAAGTTATTACTCAAGGAGAATGAAGATAGAACTGCTAAGTTAGTAATCCTCCGTCGTGGAGGTTTTGTCACATTTAAACTTGAATTTTCAATCGGACTAAAGGACCTGTGAAATCATGGAAACTCAGATTAATATTCTCTTTGCACTCTGCGCGATCAATGGACTTGCTAATATTGTTCTTGCCTATCTTTGTATTCATCTCGATAAGAAGAAGATGGATTGGGAAGAATGAGAAGGAGTAATAAAGTGGCTGATCCAACTTACCGAATCAAAGGAACCATTCTTAGGACCACTGATAAGGCAGTTCAATTTCTTACCAGTGAAATTAATGGTTGCCCATTAGATGCGGACCAAACTGAATGGTTTCCTGAATCTCAGATTCGTCAGAAGTTCTATAAGAAAGATGGAACTGGTGATGATGAACTAGTAGTTACTGAATGGATTTGCAGACAGAAAGGATTGGTTTAAATCATGACTAATTTCCTTAACTATGAATTTAATTCTCCAGAACAAAAAGCCTATAACGAGGGTTACGATAAGGCTATTGAAAATACTTTTGATCCTGTAAGTAAATCTACTGTAAAAACTATTGCATCTGAAATTGCTGCAGTTCTTGATAGGGCCTCGATTCTAAAAGTATCTGCACAAGTGCTTTATTGCATGCTCATGTTTCATGCAGATCAAATGATGGGAGCTATTAGAGAAGATGCTGCAGATCGTATAGCTTTTAAGGATAAAGGAGATAAAGATCATGACTGAGCAAGCAACTAATACCTATCTCTTCATGGAAAAGGTAGCTGAACTTCGGAAGCTGATGCTAGAAAAGCATCCTAAGATGCCTACGCTTCTTCGTGAAATTCACACCGCCATTCTTAAGAACCCTGAGCAAGTTACTATTCTTTCCGAACCTGAATTGGAAGATGTAATTAATGGAGTTGTTCAGGGGCTTGAAATTCATACGAATACTAAGCTAGTTGAGGCAGCTACTTCTACTAAAAATTCTTCTGTGTCTAAGAAACTTAAAGTTGATCCACTCGCGGCCCTTGGAGGCTGAAATGCCTACTCTAGTTACGATTCTAGTTTTCTTTGGAAATAGAAACGCCCGAGAAGCTTATCGTTCTAGAATGATACTCTCTAAGAGTACTATTACTAAAAATACTAGAGATTGTATCATCATTGCAGATTTAGTTCGTTTGGATCTTAAGGTAGTAACTGATAATATCCGAGGACTCCGAGCTAATATGATTTGTTTAGATGATACAGTAGCTCATGAATCATGTGCGAACTCCCATGAAATGCTAGAATTCTACAAAAACCGAAACCACATTCTCAAACCTTAAAGGAATATCATGCCCTCAATTCATACTCCTGAACGTCTCGAAGGTGAATCTTTTGAGAATTATAAGCTTCGTAGGAAAGTTTCTAAAGAAGTAATTGATGAGGTCATTAAAGGAATCTTTCGGAAAAATCCTCACGGTCCTGGGAAACCCAAAGATACAAAGCACACTAGGAATTATTCCTCTAAACGAAAAGGCGCTCTTTAAGAAACTCCCGCTCCGGCGGGATTTCCTATTTATATGGAGCCTCTTTCTATTGATGCTGCTCTGATTTGCCTGGCAATAAAATATTCCCTACCTTATTCTAAATATAAGATTCTACGGGAATGGCTTAATCCTAATGCAGAACATAGGGCTATCTATCCACTAGATTCTAAACTCCTAATCAATATCATATCATGCTTTCCACCTCAGACCCAATCAGTAGCTTTATCACAGCTAACGTCACAGGCGGGACTAATGATCCAGACACTTTCCCCGACGGAACAACAATCGGTGAATTTGTGGATAATGATGAACATGGAGCTATTGATTACAGAATTCGCCAACTCTCCTATTCATCGCTCCTTACCCTACATTCCTGTCCCCGAAAGTTCCAGCTCTATAAGCTCAAAACCAAGTTCAAAGATCCAGAATCTGAGGAATCGAATATCACGTTTGCTTACGGACACGTAGTCGGACAAGGTATTCAAGACATTCTTTCTGGTCTCTCCATGAGAGAAGTTCTGTGGAAACTCTTTCTTGGCTGGCACGCGGATTTTGCAGCGGAAGATAGTAAGAATAAATCAATCACCTCCGCAATCATTGCTCTTATGAAATTCAAGAGCATGCGGGATCAGGGATTCTTGAGTGATTGGGAGGTTGTAATTTATAATGGAAAGCCTGCCTGTGAGCTTTCCTTTTGTATTAATCTCCCAGATGGATTCCGACTTCGTGGTTACGTTGACGTAGTTCTTAGGAATAAAGTCACGGGCGCCGTAATGGTTCTGGAACTCAAGACTACTGGAAAAGCATCTTTCTCCCCTTCAGAATATAAGAACAGTGCTCAGGCTATTGGTTATTCCATTGTCCTTGATGTTCTGTTCCCAGAAATCTCTTCCTATGAAGTCCTATATCTAATCTATCAGAGCAAGTCTCAAGAATACACTCCAATTACTTTCTCTAAATCTTATCTCCAACGCGCTCTCTGGATTAAGGAACTTCTCCTTGACATTGAGATGATTAAGCTCTATGAGAAGAGTGAGTGCTATCCCATGCGTGGAGAGAGTTGCTTTAATTACTATAGAGATTGTACTTATATCAATTCATGCCAGATGAGTACTGATATTCTAACTGGACCTCTCACTGTAAAGGATGTTGATGTTACGGAATATCAAATTAATCTATCTCTTCTTGATCTAGTTAATGCACAACTTTCTAAAGTAGGAGAATGATCATGTGTGCTACTTATCCGAATGAGAAATTCTGTATTGAATGTGTTCATCATAAGACTGGAGATTCTACATATACTCAGTTTGGTGAACACCGTTGTCATGCTCCTAAGAATGGTCTTAATGTAGTGACTAAGCAACCAATCACTCCTTCCTGTGCTTTTGCAAGAAGTCTCTCAGGAAAGTGTGGTCCTACTGCTACTCTTTATAACCCTATTTCGGAACCTGAAAGGATCAGTAATGAATAACCTTTTCAATACTTATGATAATCTAATCCTCTTTCTCGATTTCGTAGAAAGTACTAAGAAACATTCACAGCTCAGTGCCTCAAAACAGAACGTGATTAATGCTTTCATCGCGGCCGGATTCATGGAACTTGATGAGGATGATTACGTAAAGATGACATCAAATGGTGAAGCTCTTCATGAGGAAGTGTTATTTAGATTTGAGCAAACAGCTAGACTTCTTGCTTATTACCTATGAAATTATCTAAAATCTCAGCCAGTAATATTCATCACGTCTTAATCTATGGACCTCCTAAAGTTGGGAAGACTCAGCTTGCAGGAACTCTAGCATCTAAGTATAATCTAATCTGGTTTGATCTGGAGAATGGTGTTGAGACACTTCTTAAGCTTCCCGAGGAACAGAAGGAACGTATTGAAGTCATCCGTATTCCAGACACACGCAGCTTTCCTATTGCAATTGAGACAATGCTCAAGGTCATTAAGGGAGGAAAGTTCCGCATCTGTGAGAAGCATGGAAAAATTGCTTGTAGCGCCTGTGCAAAAGAAGGTCTTGACATTACAGACGTTAATCTCATCGACGTTCCGAACGATACAGTAATTGTAGTAGATTCCCTTACGCAGCTTACTAATTCAGCTATTGCTCACATCACTAAAGCGCAACCTGATGATTACAAACTTCTTCAGGATGACTGGGGTAATCTGGGAAAGCTGATGGATATCTTTCTTTCTCATGTTCAGAACGCGCCCTTTAATGTAGTTTGCATTTCTCATGAAACAGAAGCGGAGATGGAAGATGGAAAAAACAAACTTGTCCCGACTGCCGGCACCAGAAACTTTTCGAGAAACAGTGCTAGATATTTTGGAGAAGTTGTCTACTGTGAGGTCAAAAATAAGCGTCACATCGCTGCATCATCCACAACTTACGCAAACAATATTCTTACTGGATCAAGGACAGGCGTTTCTCTCGAAGGCCTATCAGAAACTTCCCTTCTCGGAATCTTCGATCCTACCTACATCGCAAGTTCAGTTAGTAAAGAAATCGCCCCAAGTCCGGCGCAAAAAGCAGTAGGAGGTATGGATGAATTGAAGAAGAGATTGCTTGGGAAATGAAATAGGCTATTTATGCGGTGTAATTGTGAAGCTTGTAGAGTGTTTAGATTTAGAACTAAAGAACTTTTATTCGGAAACGAACCTATTGAAATGAATATCCAAGATACTTTAAATGAGCGGCAGAAAACGCATGGGGAATTCAAAACCAATGCAACAGTTGCACAAGTTCTTAAAGCTATCTTTCGTGAACAAAAGAATTGGGCCTTCCTTTCTGTAATTCAGAAGGAAGCTCTGGATTTTACTGCATCTAAAATTGGTCGGATCTTTTCAGGTAATGCTGACGAACCAGATCATTGGAAAGATATTGCAGGGTACAATACTCTTGTTGTTAACAATCTTACGACTGGAAGGAGTTATGTAAATGAAGAAGTAGGTAAAAATCCCTCGAAGTAACTAAGTTCTCACATTCATTTTTTCATAAGGAAACATCATGTCCGATTTCAATATGGCTTCTCTGCTCGAAGGTACTCTGGAAGATCTGGCGGATGCGCCTAGTTTTGAACCTTTCAAGCCCGGTGCGCATCTGATTACTATTCAAAGCTGGGAAGGTTTGGACGGGAAGCTGAAGATCTCTAACCATCCTGCCATTAAGATCAATCTCCGCCTGGATGAAACCAAGGAATTGAATGATCCGAATGACACTGCACAAGCTCCGGGTTCGGAAACCGGTATTGTCTTTATGATGGATAATGAATACGGTCAAGGTTCTTTGAAGAAGATTCTTGCAGCTCTGAGTTCTCACTTTGGTTCGAAGACTAATGGGGAAACCTTTGAGGCTTCGACCGGTGCTCAATGTCTGGCAATCACGGATCTTCAGAGCAATAAGGAGAAGACTAAGTTCTATACGAACATTAAGGAAATCTCGGTCATTTGATAAAATAAAGTGATCTAGTTTCAAGGAGCTTGGAGTTCAAAAGATTCCAGGCTCTTTTCACTAGGACATTAATTACTAGTTTTCTTCAGTCCCCGGATGGTGAAACAGGTATACACAGGAGACTTAAAATCTCCCGACGAAAGTCATATCGGTTCGAGTCCGATTCCGGGGACCATCTTTCTTTCTCCACTCTAGGAGTTATAAATGCTGAAAGGATTCTATTACAATGACGAGCTCTATATTCGTCTCATTCCTGCTAAATCACTTTTCAAATCTACAATGGTACATGAAGTTGTTACTCGCGGGGATGTTTTTGGGCTTCGCTGTTCTGATTCTCAATTTACTATTATACCCGCTACTGCGCAGGTAGTTCATGTAGATATTCATCCTATGGTTATGAACACTGAACTTCCTGAGGCTGAGAAGAAATGAGCAGAAAAGCTCTCTTCCTTGGAACCTTTGAGGATAAGAACTACCTTCCGCATCTTAAACAGATGTTCGGAGATATGAGTGTTTATGTCCTCACCGCGGGCATTGATAATCTAACTCACCTGGAGATGTATTGTGAACAACGAGGAATTACAAGTGTCGTATCCACAGACACTAACATCCTTACTAGACTTGTTGCCAAACTCAGATCGTCCTCCTCAGGAACAAAAGATCCGAGTCTCAATGACTATGCCGGTTCCCTCTTTTCCCACAAAGGAATTGACATTGTATTTGTGGATCCCCTTAAACAACTTATCACGGTTCCTTATGGAAAATTCATCACATCTAGATTTGTCTCGAAAATTTCAGCTCCACACCTTTGGGCCGAACCCACTAGATTTTCCTTTGAAGTAATTGATACTCCCTCTAAGCAATTAGAAGCTTTAAAGGATCTTACTAATGCAGTGGCTATTGCTTACGATATTGAGACTATTCGTCATAATCTCGCTATACGCTGCATTGGGTTTACTGGGATCTTTACTGATTCATCTGGTGTTCTCATTACCAGATCCTATTGTCTCCCTCTCCGCGATACTTTCGATCTTACAATGATGCGAAAGATTCTGGATCTTCCTAATGAGAAGATCTTCCAGAATGGGAAATACGATAATGCCTACCTATTGCGATATAATTCTCCTGCAAGGAACTGGCTGTGGGATACGGCTAACTTCATGCACTGTCAGTATTCCGAGCTACCAAAGGATCTTGGCTTTCTTAATGCCTTCTTTCTACGGAAAGTGGTATTTTGGAAAGATCTTGCAGAGACAACTGATCTTTACGAGTATTATAAGTACAACGCTCTTGATACCTGGGCTACTGCAAACGTATGGATACAACAGATCCTTACGGCTCCTGAATATGCAAGAAGAAACTATTATCTGGAATTTCCACTAAACTTCCCTCTCCTTCTCAGTGAAATGACTGGGCTTAAGAGGGATACTGAGAAACTTCAAGAAGCTCGGAAGGAAATCGATGAAGAGATTTCTTCTACTCAGGGCAGTCTTGATCGTATGCTTGGAGTTTCTCTTAATTCAAATAGCCCACCTCAGGTTAAGAATCTCCTTAAAGTATTGGGATGCGGTGATCTTGAATCTTCGGATGAAAAGAATCTGGAGAAGGCTTCTCTTCGCCATCCTATCAATCGAATCATCCTTGATAAGATTAAAAAGATTCGTGAGCTAAGAAAAGCTAAGGGTACTTATCTCCGCACGGATGAAGATCTTAAACTTAAGAAAGATGGTACACCTTATGCAAACGCTAATGGCTCCAAGGATTACAAAGGATTTGTTCTTTATTCGCTTAACTCTACGACAGACACTGGAAGATTGGCTTCTGGAGAACATCAATTTTGGTGCGGTGCCAACATACAAAATACTCCAACAGGAGTTAGGATCAAACAAACAATTGTCCCTTTCTCCGGACATAGATTCGGTGAAGTTGATCTTGAACAAGCAGAGTCGAGAGATACAGCGTTTATTGCTGGAAGCGAACCGCTCATTGCGGCAGTTACTAGCGATCGAGATTTCCACTCAGTTAATGCAAGCTCTTTCTTTGGCGTTGCCTACGATAGTATCTACGATTCCAAACTTAGAAAAACTATCAACAAAAAACTTCGTGACCTCGCCAAACGTGTCAACCATGGAGCTAACTATAATATGGGTCCTGGAGTACTAGTAGATACTATGGGAGAACAGAACATTTGGGAGGCGGCCGCTCTTTTAAAACTTCCGAAGGGTTGGAATACAAAACAGATCGCGGAATATCTTCTTGAGTGTTTCCACAAAACGTATCCAGAACTTAAAAGGGATTATTATGCTAGTGTCATACGGGAGGTTGCAACTACGCGAAGACTTACTAGTAGAGCTTGTCATATCTTGCCCGGAGACAGGCTTCAATCCGAATCCAATTCTGAAAAATGGATTGCAGATGGAGATTGGACTCGATACACTTTTGGTAATCCAGGTGAAAACAAACGAGATCTTAATTCATACGTTGCCCACTGCCCCCAATCCCTTAACTCCAGAACACTTAATGAAGCTTACCTAAGGGTGTTTTATGAAATTGCGTTACCGGAAGCGCATGATTTTAAATTACATGCGCAGATCCATGATTCGATCTTCTTCTCGTTTAAAGAAGGACGTACAGATCTTTGCGAGAAAGTTAAGGAACTCATGGAAATCCCTGTTAAAATTAAAAGTGTCGACGGGAAGTTTAGAACTTTCACAGTTCCGGCGGCTATCAAAGCTGGAAGAGATGGTCAGGGCGCACTTAGATGGAGTGAAACGGAGTAATTAATGGATACGGACTATAAGCAACTTTCCCCAGAACATCAGCTTATTGAAGAGTGTTCTGAAGTTATTAAATCGTTGTGTAAATTAATGCGGTTTGGTGTCACAGCCACGGATTTCAAAACTGGAAAAGTTTATAATAACTTACAGGACTGTAGAAATGAAATTAAAGATATTGAAGCAGCTATTGCCGCATTTGAAAATAAGTGGAGTGAAACGGAATGAACAATCCTGAAGCTTATATTTATTTTCATTTTTATAAGGAATTAAAATCTTGGGCAGTGTATTTTTCTATCACTACACGAAATGCCTCTATTCAAATCTTTCCTTTCTGGGTATCAATTAGATTTCCTTGGAGTAAATACTAATGAACCAATCAATTGAACTAAAGCTCGGAATGCCTACTGTTACCGCTGAAGATGTTATGCCTCTTCCTATTGAGGTTCGTATTAATGGAAGGAACACTTGGTGGAAGACTGAAGTTACTAGAGAATCTCTGGCAACAATCATGAATTCTTCTAGTCCTTTTTATGACAATCAGGACATTCAAGAAATCTGCCTTTGTACTATGGAAGGTGAGGAATGTTCCATGCGTTATATCTATTCTTTTGTGAACAAAGCTTGGAGGTTTGAATGATTATCAAATGTTACTCTGGGATAGATAAGCCTAGCTTTACTATGGATCTTTTGGATGCTGAGGCTATCACTTCCTTTAAAACCATCCTAAACCGTGCATTGAATTGTTGGCCGGACGCGCCGCCAGAATGGAAAGATTTGGCTGATCGTTTGGAATTCGGGAAGCCTTTGCAAAACTACTATCCTCCTGAAAAGAAGGATTAATTCCCCTCATGGCACATTCTGATTTCCTCAGCGAGTATCTGGATTATACTCATGAAACAGAGTGCCCTGTTATCTACTCTCGGTGGGTTGCGATTGCTGGAATCGGGGCGCTCCTAGGAAGGCAGCTCTCATTACAACATGGACATTTTACGCATTACCCAAATCATTACTGCATGCTAGTAGGTACTGCCGGAGCTAGAAAAGATTCCTCAATTAATATTTTTAAGAAACTACTAATCGCAGCTGGGTATCATAAGTTCAGCCCGAATAAGATTAAACCTGAAACCTTTCTTAAAATCTTAGGAGAAAATAATGTCGGAGAATCCGAAAAAGACCTTGGAACGGTTGAAGATTTCCTTTGGAAGGATGTTAGTTCAACTCCGGAATCTTCAGAAATTTTCGTCGCTGCAGGAGAGTTCAACAACTTCATTGGTGCGGGGAATCTCGATTTTATGTCAATCCTTGGAGAACTTTGGGATTTCCATGGGGAATATAAAAATCCACTTATCTCAAGAAAATCAGTACTTATCCAAAATCCAATGGTTAGCATCCTTGGAGGAAACACTCCAACTGGAATACATGAAGCATTTCCTACTGCCGCAATTGGTCAAGGATTCTTCTCTCGGCTCCTTTTCATCTACGGGGAACCAAGAGGAAAAAGAATCGCATTCCCCGAGCCCCCAAATCCAGAACAAACTGAGTGGCTTGTTTCAAAACTTAAACTTATTAGAGAGCGAGAACAAGGTAGTATTAAAATCTCTGAAGGTGCAAGAAGAGTGCTTACAGAATTGTATCACAATTTCAAAGGAATTGAGGACGCTAGATTCGATGCCTATAACACAAGGCGGTTTACTCACCTCCTTAAACTCTGTATTATCATCTATGTCTCAAGGTTCTCAGGCACCCTCATCCTTGAGGAGCAGGATGTCATCTATGCAAACACGATACTTCTCTTCACTGAACGCTATATGCCAAAAGCTCTGGGAGAATTTGGAAAATCTAAATATTCTGAAGTCTCGCACAGAGTAGCTTCCATCATTGCTAACTCAGAAGGAGTAGTTACACTTAAAGAAATTTGGAAACATGTTCATGCTGATTTAGAGAAGATGAGTACGTTGGGAGAGATTCTTCAGAATTTAGTTCAGGCAGATAAGATTCAAGTTGTTTCACAAGTGAATGGATTCTTGCCAAAGAAAAAGATTCTTGATGATTCTCTAAATAAGTTTGTTGATTTCTCCCTATTAACCGCTGAAGAAAGGCAAATGCCATTATGACCTCCGCCGCTGATACTAGTTTTGATACCTATGCTTATTTCGTAAAGTCCCGAGCTAAGAAACTCCTTACTGCTGAAATGGACATGCTTCATGCAGCTGTAGGTTGTGCTACTGAAGCAGGTGAGTTTCTGGATACGATGAAAAAGATTTGGGTGTATTCCCAGAAATTTGAAGACCTGAATAAAGAAGGCAAGACGCATCTAGAGAATATCCAGGAAGAGCTTGGAGATATGCTATTCTATATCCAGGCCGCCGCAAATGTTATTGGCCTGAACATTGAAGATCTCATTCTCCAGAATATTGCTAAACTCGCTAAGAGGTACCCAAATGGCTATTCCGATTCCGCTGCGAAAGAACGTGCAGACAAGGTTGAATCAGAAGGCAGTGTTGGAAGCGGAGGCACATCCGCGGGATCATAATAAGAATTCTTTCGCTATTAAGTTTGCAGAACTCACTTATGTTCTAAATCAGGGTTCTTTTACTAGGAAACAGTTAATCCAAAAAACAGGTCTTAATCAAGGTACCATCATGCGGTATCTTAGAATCCTGAGAAGGGCAAATAAGAAACAAGTAATGATCTGTGATTGGAGAAAGAAACCTGTAGGTCAAGGAAAACCTGAAGCCGTATTCTGTTGGGGAGATGAACCTGATAAGAAGCGGCCGGCGAAAAAATCTCAATCTCAGATGAGTTCTGAATCTAGGAAGCGGAAGAAACTTGGACTGCTTCTTTCTTCTCATCAACACCAAGGATTTCCAGAATGAAAGCAATCGTAATTTATCATGCTAATTGCATGGATGGATTTGGAGCAGCTTGGGCTTTTCATACCCTAGCTGAATCTGCATAT